GCACGCGCTTGCATACGCCGCTGCCATCCGCGACAATGCTCAAGATGATCAGCAGCCAATCCCGGCTGAATTGGTCGCATCCTTTGCAGCCGATTACGACCGGCTGATTGAAATTCTCACCACCGCCGCCACATGAAACTCATCACCACGCAGGCTGACCTGAGCCATGCGCTACGCACCATTGCCCCAGCCATCAGCACCAGCAACAGTCACTCCATCTTGAGCTGTTGCCTGATCGCGGCTGATGGCGCAACCATGACCGTCACCGGCTTCAACCTCGAACTCGGCATCACGGTCACTGTCCCCGCAGCCGTGGACACTGCTGGCACCGTGGTGCTGCCGTATCGGCTGCTGGCAGGCCTTGTAAGCCGCATGGATGATGGCGAGCCCGTAACGCTCTCAGACGGCTCTGTGAGCGCCTCCAGCGGCTCTTACGGGCTTGCCGTGCAGGATGCAGCCGATTACCCCGCCATGCCCGTTGTGGAGGCTCCTAGCGCTGAGCTGGATCTGACCGCTGGCGTGCGTGCCTGTATGGCAGCCGCTAGCACCGATGCCAGCAAGCAAATCCTTCAGGGCATCCACATGGCAGCCGGTTACATGGAAGCCACTGACGGCCACCGCATGATGCGCGTGCCCGTACCGCTGCCGGACGGCATTGACTTGGTACTGCCAGCCAGCACGATGAAGCTGCTGCAAGACCGCACCGTCACCGTGGCAGCGACAACCGGTCAGGCAGTCATTGATGCAGGTGATGGCATCACCATCTACAGCCGCATCCTTGACGGCAAATACCCAGACGTGGCAGCGCTCGTGCCCGCCAGCTTTGAGCACACCATCACCCTTGACCGGCACCGGTTCATTCGATGCCTAGAACGCGTCGCGCTAATCGCAGAGGCGCATGACTCCATCGTCAAGCTGGTTGTCGGAGCGGGCGCCCTAGCCATTACCGCCGAGGCTGACGCCAACAACGGCAAGGAGCTGATCGCCTACGAAGGCACCGCTGCAGGGTCATGGGCGTTCAACGTGCATTACTTGCTTGATGGGCTAAAGGCCATGCGGCACGCGGAAGCTGTTACACTGTCGGCCAATAGTGCAACAACGCCGGTCGTGCTAAGGCCGACTAGCATGACAGAGCAGACGTATCTCATCATGCCAATCCAACTTCGGGAGTGATACCGTGGCGCGCAAAAGCACCAACGTAGAGATTGATCAACGGATAAATACCGTTTACGATCTTCTTTTGCGCGCTTACAATAGAACCCAAATTGTTCGCTATGCTTCGGAAGAGTGGCAAGTTAGTGAACGCCAAGCGGAAACATATATTGCAAGGGCTAGGGATCTGCAAAGACTTGATGCCGAATTAGAGCGGCCGCAATGGCTAGTTGGTGCCATTGCTCGACTGCAGGAATACGAGCGCGAAGCGCACACCAAAGGCAATCTTGGCATTGCCATCAAGGCTCTAGAGGATCAGGCCAAGCTGCTGCGGTTTGAGATGTCGTGAGTCTGCTGTCTGGCATTTGCGAGGATGTGCCGCTGCTTGCGTTCATGCAGCAGCAGACGCCAGAGGACACAGGCGATCTTGTTGCCCGCATCCGCGCTGACCTGCACCCTGGGCAGCTTGCGTTTGTGGATGACACCGCTACGCAGATCCTTGGCATCAGTGCGGGCTACGGCGCGGGCAAGACCAGAGCGCTATGCGCTAAGGCGGTGATGCTGGCAGCGGTCAATCAGGGCTTTATCGGCTGCGTGATGGAGCCGACAGGACCACTGATCCGCGACATTTGGCAGACGGACTTCGAGGCATTCCTTGAGGCGTACGACATCCCGTACACGTTCAGGGCTAGCCCGCTGCCGGAGTACATGCTGCACCTGCCGGGCGGTGATACAAAAATCCTGTGCCGCAGCTTTGAAAACTGGAGCCGCATCATCGGCTTGAACCTTGCATGGGTGTTGGCGGACGAGATTGACACCGTCACGCCAAGCATTGCCAATAAGGCATTCCCAAAGATCCTCGGCCGCTTGCGCTCCGGCAACGTGCGGCAGTTTGGCGCGGCATCGACGCCAGAAGGGTTCCGGTGGATGTGGAACACGTTCGGCAGCGACGAGGCCAGGGCACGTCCAGACCGGCATCTGATCAAAATGCGCACGGCGGACAACCCGCACCTGCCGCCGGACTTTATTGAGCGGCTGAAGGCGAATTACGATCCCACTCTGCTCTTGGCATACCTTGACGGTGAGTTTTGTAACCTGACAACCGGGCAGGTGTATGACCGGTTCGACCGGGCCAAGCATGTCACCGCCACAGTGCCAGACATCAGCCGCGAGCCGGTGCGTGTTGGCATTGACTTCAACGTGGGCAACATGTCTGCGGTCATCGCCGTCCGGCTTGGCAGTGGCCTGCTAGTCATCGACGAGATCGCCGGTGCGCATGACACCGACGCATTGGCGCAAGAGATCCGCAGGCGGCACCCGCAGCAGCAGGTGTACATCTATCCAGATGCCAGCGGTGGCAGCCGCAGCACCAACGCAAGCCAAACCGACATCCAGATCCTTGAGTCCTATGGCATGTCCAACCAGTCACCGCGCAGCAACCCTCCCGTCCGTGATCGGGTGGCTGCTGTTCAAGCTCTGCTGGAGAACGGCAAAGGTCAGGTCAGGCTGCAGGTCGCGCAGGGCTGCCGTCGCGTGATCGAGTGCCTTGAGCTGCAGTGCTACAGCGACAAGGGCGAACCGGACAAGGACGCTGGGTTTGACCACATGAATGACGCGCTGGGTTACCTGGTGTGGCGTGAGTTCAACCCGCTGCACGCTGGCGCTGGACGAGGCACGGGCGTCAGGCTCTACTAGGGTTGACCACGGCGGCGTTAGGTGGTATCTTGGGCATGTCCAACAGATTCCAACCATGACCACCAACCTTTGGATCAACCGCATCGCAGCCATAGCGCTGCTGGCAATGGTGTACGTCGCTGGCGTTGACAGCGGCATCAAAGCGCATCACAATCAGCCCGCGTGTCAAGAACGCGTAAACTGACGGCATTGTCGGCATTGGTGCGCTGTGTATACCGGCTTCAACTTCTATGACAGGCCGCTTGCGCAGCGCACCGTCTCAAAAGTCAACGACCCCAATACGTCTTGGTACGCCCAAGAGCCGCATTGGATCCTGATCGAGGACTTACTGCAGGGCACCTACGGGATGCGCAAAAAGCATCGCCGCTACCTGCCGCAGGAGCCACGCGAGCTGGACGAGTCCTACGACAACCGCCTAGCCCGTAGCGTATGCCCGCCGTACTATATCCGCCTTGAGCGGATGCTGGCCGGGATGCTGACCCGCAAACCGGTGCGGCTGGATGACACCGCCGACGCAATCCGCGAGCAACTGTTTGACGTAGACCTGCAAGGCAATGACCTCAACGTCTGGACATATGAGTCAGCCCGCAAAATGGTCAGGTATGGCCATGTTGGTACATTGGTGGATGCACCTGCTAATGGGGGTAGACCCTATTGGGTGACCTACACACCTAGGCAAATCCTTGGCTGGCGCACCGAGCTGCAAGACGGCAAGCAAGTATTAACACAGCTCAGGCTGGCCGAGGTGGCCACAGTGCCAGATGGTGAGTTTGGCGAAAAGGCTGTCGAGCAGATCCGTGTGCTGACGCCTGGCGAGTACCGCATTCACCGCAAACAAGACAGCGGTGAGTTCACAGTCGTTGATGAAGGCCGCACCAGCCTTAGCGAGATCCCGTTCACCATTGCCTATGCGCAGCGGCATGGCTTCATGGAGTCACGCCCACCGCTGGAAGACATCGCAGAGCTAAACCTAAAGACCTATCAGATCCAGTCAGACCTCGACAATATCCTCCATGTCTCAGCGGTGCCCATGCTGGCGCTGTTCGGCTTCCCGTCAAGCGCTGAGGAGGTATCAGCCGGACCCGGCGAGGCGATTGCATTCCCCGCCGAAGGCCGTGCCGAGTACATCGAGCCTGCTGGCCGCAGCTTTGAAGCGCAGTTCCGCAGGCTTGAGCAGCTTGCGTTGCAGATCAACGAGCTGGGCCTGTCGGCAGTGCTAGGCCAAAAGCTCAGCGCCGAAACCGCCGAAGCAAAGCGCATCGACCGCAGCCAAGGCGACAGCACCATGATGGTCATTGCGCAAAATATGCAGGACATGATCGACAACTGCCTGCAGTGGCACGCGCAATATCTCGGCAATGCAACCGCTGCCGGTAGCGCTTACGTCAACCGCGATTTCCTTGGCGCACGCCTTGAACCGCAAGACATCGCCGCCCTGCTGTCGCTTTACACCGCTGGCACCATCAGCCAAGAGACGCTGCTGCGTGAGCTTGCCGAAGGCGATGTGCTAGGCGATAACTTTGATGTAGACGAGGAGCTGGAGGCCACATCCAATGCGGGGCTTGATCTACCGTCTGCTGGACAAGCTGACAGACTGGCTGGTGGACCTGA